TGGGACGAGAACGCCGACAACCTCCAGTTGGCCGACATGAAACCCAAAGTGAACTACAAGGCCGGTGACGACATCGCTGCAGCCGTGAAGGGTGCATCGCTTTCGTGGACTACCGAGGCAGAGACCGACGAGAACACCGTGACCGACGACGACAACACCCAGACAGGTGGCAATGGCGGCGGCGACAACACACAGCCCGGTGGCGGTATAGACATCGAGGGATAAAGTAAACCCCAGACCACAAAATGTGCGGTTAGTGTATAGTAGCACTAATCGCACATTTTTTTTATGATAGGACTCGAAGTAAACGACGCAATCATCCTGGAGCAGCAGAAGGTTCTCGAAGCAGCTCTCTCCACGAATCCCAAGACTCAGAAAGCCTTGCAGAAACTCATTCGCAAGGCTCTGATGGAGGTTAGGCCAGAATTAGTGTCGGCTGCTCGCGGTGCAATGGACAGCGACCCACGAGGTGCAGCGCACGGCATCAGGCTTTCCGTATATAAGAAAATTCTTGGTGGTAATGTCAATATCCTGAACATGAGGAAAAAGGCTGGCAATCCTACCACCTATGAACCGCCACGGAAACTTCAGCCCCATCAGAGAGGCGGCAACCGGGTGCCGAGAGGAAAGCGCACCGATACCGTGATGCACTATGGGCCTCACGACCGTCAGTGGATTCTTCGCTTCATCAACAGCGGAACGTCAGACCGTATGGCTGGCAGTCGTGGCGGTCGCCTGTCAGGTAATCGCGGAAGAATCGCAGCCCGCAACTTCTTCCGTAGTGCCGGTGAGCGAGCACTGGCACAAGCAGCCGACAATCTCGCCTCGCTGATAGACACCGAACTCGAAGCGATGCTCAGCAAGAAATAAGTAAACCTACAACCACATTTAACCCGATTAGTGAATGCCCACTAATCGGGTTTTATAGTTTATGGCAGATAGCATTCTTAGATTAAAAGTCGAATCACAGGAATACGACAACAAACTGAAGCAGGCGGCTCAAGGGCTGACCCGCTATGCCGACGAGTGCCGCAAAGTGGGCGGTACGCTCGAAGTGGTGGAGAAGGATACGCTCGAATATGTGCGTGCCCTCGGACGGATGGATACCACCTCGCGCACGGCCACCGGCAAGTTGGCTGAGATGAAGAAGACCTTCGTGGAGCTCTCCGCACAATACAAGCAGATGACCGACGCTGAGAAGGCATCGCCATTCGGCAAGGCTCTTGCTGCATCGCTCGATGAATTGAAGCCTCGTATCATCGACACCAAAAATCAACTTGACGAAATCAACGACTCATTGAAGGGAATGTCCTCAAATGCTGGCGGCGGTCTTTTCAGCGGACTGGGCGATAAGATGTCTGGTGCGATGCAAGTGTTCGCCGGTAACATGCTGACGAAGGCGGCTGGGGCTGTGGCCAATCTTGGCTCTGAGATATTCAGCTCAGTGCAGCAGGGTGTTGAGCTTGCGCGTCAGGGTGAGGGCATCCGCATTGCCTTCGAGCGTCTCGGGCGTGGTGACATTCTCGACGGACTGCGAGATGCGACTCACGGCACCGTGACAGACCTCGAACTGATGAAAGCTGCCGTGAAGTTCAACGACTTCAAATTGCCTGTCGAAGAATTGGGTACGATGCTCGCATTCGCCCAGCAGAAGGCAAAGAACACGGGTCAGTCGGTGGATTACATGGTGGACAGCATCGTGACAGGTCTCGGTCGTAAGTCGCTGATGATCCTTGACAACCTCGGACTGAGTGCTACGGAGGTGAAAGAGAAGATGGCAGAGACGGGCGACATGACGAAAGCCGTCGGTGCCATCATCCGTGAGCAGATGTCAAAGGCTGGTGATTATGTGGAGACCGCTGCTGACAGAGCCGCACAAGCTAACGTGAGCCTCCAGAACAAGATGGAGGAACTGGGGCGCAAGTTCGCACCACTCGAAGAAGCCAGCAACAGCCTGTGGACTTCGATGAAGATTGGCATCCTTGACATCATCGGTGGACCACTGACCGACCTCCTTAACAAGCTGACACAGGCAGGGCGCATGGCCAATCAGTACGGGCTTATGGGCGGCAATGCGAAAGTTGGCCGTATGACTTCCAATCTTGCAAGTGCAAGCGAGGGAAACCGTCAAAGCATCTATCAGCAGCAGCAGGCTCAGTTCTGGAAGTACATCAATCCACGAGAGCAACAGTTAAAAGATATACGTGCATGGCAAAGTGGTGAACGCAATGAGGCGTTACAGAAGCGTATCGGTGCCATCACGGAGAAGTACGGCTCACTCGACGCTACCAAGATTCAGGCCGAAGTGGATGCAGCCAAAAAGATGCTCTCCGACTATCAGGCAGCAGCCAAACAGATTCTTCAGCCCATTGAGCAGAAAATCGTGCCGACGGTTGGGGATGGCGGTAATAGTGGTGGCGGTGGTGGTCGCTCTGGTGGTGGTGGCAGAAGCAAGTCTGAACCGACGTTTGCGCCAGACTCGATCGCAGCACAGCAGAAGCTCGTAGCAGACTTGACAAGGCAATGGAACGAGGCTGGGGCAGATGTGCGCAATCAGTACGTCGTTCCCCTTGTGGAAGCAGAGGCCAAGCTGAAGGAGATGAAAGATCAGCAGGCACTCATGAAAGAGCAGGCACAGGGAAAGCTCCTGGGCGATACGTCTGACGGCAAAGGCATCGAGGTGCCCATATCGTCAAATGCTTCGTTTGAGGAATGGATGAACAGTGTGAAAGAACAGCTTGCCAACCTCAAAATTGACCCAATAGAAATCCCCATCGAAACGACAACCAAGGACGTGAAGGCTATCGCAAAGGCAGCAAGCGTAACAGCCGACGTAGTTGGCAGTATCGGCGACGCTTTCAATGCTATCGAAGACCCAGCGGCCAAAGTGATGGGCACCGTGATGCAAGCCATCGCTAATGTTGCACTTGGTTATGCTATGGCTACGAAGCAGGCATCGTTGTTGGGTCCTTGGGCTTGGATAGCGTTTGCAGCAAGCGGTCTCGCTACCATGATAACCACTATTTCAGCCATCCACTCCGCCACTGGCTACGCCGAAGGCGGTATGATCAAGGGCAACTCATATAGTGGTGACAACATCGGCGGGCTGGTGGATGGTTCGCAGTTCGTCGGTTTGAATGCGGGCGAGGTTGTGCTGAATGCGAGCCAGCAGAATATGTTGGCGCAGAATCTACAGGGCGGTGGCGGCACGGTGAACGTCGTAGGCCGCGTGGTGGGCGAGGACATTTTCCTCTCGGCTGACCGCTACGCCCGTCGATCAGGGCGCGGTGGAATATTAACTGGTAAAAATCTATAATCGATATGGCACAAAACGGCAATAACATTCTGGTATATCTCAACGGCACGGCCATCGCTGGCACGCGTTCAAACAAGATTCAGACAGACTGCGAGATGTTGGAGGTCACCAACCCAGGCAGCGCAGAGTGGCGGCTGTTTCACGCAGGCCGCAAGCAGTGGACGGTCAACGTCGGATTCCTCGTGCTCGCATCTACCGACGCCCGGAAATCGCTGAACATCGGCACAACATACACTTTACAGTTCCGCGACCGACAGGGCACGGTTCTTTTATCCGGCCAGGCCATCATGAAGCAGTGCGAAATCGACTACGTGCGCGGCAATCTCGCCACCGGCTCATTCGCATTCCAAGGCAACGGCGAACTCCACGACTCTAACGCATAAAGACTATGGAAAGAGAATTCATTTCACTCGACGGACAGCAATTCACGCTGGTTATCGACGGCGTGCAGGCTCATGAGAACCTTCAGCTGGGCAGAGATCCCTTCTCAACCGACGAGGACGGCGATACGGATATGTTTATGCCGGTGCGCACGCAGAGCGGCTATATCAGACTGAAGAGTTACGACAACTCGACGTGGCGCACCTATATCCCGACAGGCGCAACGGCCATGCCCGTGAAGCTGAAGCAAGGCTCAACCATCGTGTGGCAGGGCTACGTGCAGACGGGCACCTACGGCATGACCTTTCCAGCCATCTACGAGGATTTCGAGTTGCCAATCGTGTGCGGCCTCTCGGTCTTGGAGTCATTCGATGTCGATGTTCAGGGACCTGCCGACATGGTGACGGTCGGGCAGTTGCTCGCATACCTATTCGGCAAGTTGTCGGGGCTCACGTATAAGGTCTATTTCCACACCAGCACCCACGACTCGATGCCTGCCTGGTTGCAATACCGTATCATCTGGCGCAACTTCCTCGATGAAGACGACGGTCAACTGAAAGCCTCCTACAACTGCTTTGAAATCCTCGAAGAGCTCTGCAAGTTCTACGGCTTCTCCTGTCGCACTCACGGCGACGGCATCTGGTTCACCAGCATCACCGACGACGAGCGCAACGAGACGGTGGCAGTGTGTACCCTCGCACAACTGGCAGCAGGCACGGTAGGCGATCACGTATGGTTTGACGACATTGCTCTGACAAATGCCGACTTTGCAAGCAACGACCACACGGAGGAATGGATTCCAGGCTGCAAGTCGGTATCATTCAATTCAGAGCTCAACGCCTTCGACACCATCATCGAAGTGCCGAAGGATGAACTGCTGAAGCAACATAAGAACGACACCGTGACGTTAGGCGAGCATTGGAAAGACCACGATGCCAACGAGTGCTATTTCCTGTATCACGGTGCCGTGAACTACGAGAACGCCCTGATGAAACTGAAGACCTACGTGGAGTCAGCGGTTGAAGGTCAGCCGCAATGCTTCGGCAAGTTGGCTATCTTCGATACGGATATGTCAGACCCCAAACTGCGCTACAACTGGACGGTGAGCGTGGATGCTTTCAAAAGCGAAGACTACGGCAACCGCCAAAGCGCGACACCACTGATTGAGATAGAATCGAAAGCGGCCTATATCCTGAGCGACGGCATCTTATTTATCAATGGCAAGACCGACAACGAATGGAAAGGCGAGGCCACCTGCGTGTTGAAGGTGGGCAATATGTATTGGAACGGCACGACGTGGACCACCACCGCCAGCACCTTCACGTTGGAATGCGACAGCCAGGGTATCGCCGACACACGCACTTCGATAACTGAGACGGAATACGACGGCACTGGCATTCCCATCACCACGACGCTGACGGGTAAGATATATTTCGCCATCAACGACGTGAGAACGTTCGACATTTTGATGATAAATATTAACGGCTATTTCCCATTGCAGGATTTCGAGATAGGCTTTGTTCGCCGCCAACAGGATGAAGAGGCCAACGACCTGAACTACACCGCTACGGGCGGCGTGTTCCCCGACGAAATCAATGTCGATAGCATCTTCTGTACCGACAAGTGGAAGACTGAAGGCAACAACACCATCCGCTGCGAGATGGGCTACGGGCTGCTGTTCTCCAACACATCGGTGATTGACACCATCCCCTACAAGAACGGCTACCAGAAGCCGGAGCAGCACAATGCCAACCTGATTGCAGCCTACGGCTCGACCATCCGGCAAGTGCTCACGCTCCAGCTCTGGAACTCCCGTGTGGCAGCGTCGCCAAAGTCGGTCGTCACGCTGGGCAGCAAGCAGTATTTCCCAGTCGCCATCACTCACCAGTGGCGCGACGGCATTCAAGAGGTGAAGCTGATGGAGATCTGAAGTAAACCCATAACGACATTTCTGGCGATAGATAGCGAGACTACTATCGCCAGATTTGTTTTTATTTCGGAATAAAAAGACATGAGCAAGACAATCACGAGAAAATACATCCAGCGCATCACGCGCAACGAGAACAGCACCAGCATCCGCAGGAACAGCGGCGGCGGTGGTGGCGGCGGTGGCGTGTCGCAGTATTGGGTGGATGATAACTATGTGTCGAAGGAATTTTTCAACCGACTCTTTGAAATCCACGACGAGAATGGTGATCCCATTCTGCCCAACGACGTAGAGACGGAGATCGACAACATACAGGCGATGTTCGGATTCTGGACCAATGCCTATCTGAGCGCACTAGGTCAGAACGAGGGCGGAGGTGGCGCAGAGCTCACGCTCGCCTCACTTGCCGATGTCGCCGTGCAGGGTGTCACCGACGGTCAGGCCCTTGTGTGGAGTGCGTCGCAGGGCAAATGGGTGCCAGGACAGGGCGGTGGCGGTACTGACATGCAGACCGTATGGCAAGAACTCGCCGCCACCGGCACGCAGCAGATCAATAAGACCCACCTCACGACGGCCTTGGCAGACTATCTCCCATTGGCTGGTGGTACGATGACCAACACGAACCTTGTCACCAACATGAACGCCGACCTGCTCGACGGTCATCATGCCACAGACTTCGCACTGGCTTCGGCCATCACGGACATGGCTACGCAGACGTGGGTATCTACCAACTATCTGAGCAAGACCGACGCAACCAGCATCTATCTTACGAAGACGGAAGCAAACACGACCTATCTGAGCATCGCATTCTTCCGTGCGCTATTCCGGGCTTACACGTCTGGCGGTTCTGAGGTCGTACCCAACGGAGGCAGCACTTCGACCATCGACAACATCAAGGCGATGTTTGGATTCTGGACTAATTCGTATCTGTCGGCACTCGGCAGCAATCCAGGCGGCGCATCGCTCACGCTCAGTTCGCTTTCAGATGTCAGCATCTCAGGCGCAACAGCCGGTCAGGTGCTCACCTACCGTAACGGCGCATGGCGCAATGAGACCCCGCAAGGTGGTGGTACTGACATGCAGACCGTATGGCAAGAGCTTGCCACCTCCGGCACGCAACAGATCAACGCCACCCACCTCACGACGGCCTTGGCAGACTATCTCCCCATGACTGGCGGCACGATGAAAAACACGAACCTTGTCACCAACATGAACGCCGACCTGCTCGACGGTCGTCACGCAACGGATTTCGCATATGGCACCAATGGAGTGGCCGACAGCGCAAGCACACTTGCGAACAAGTCAGTCACGGCATACACACTCGACAGTCTTGCTGGTAGCTTCACGTTTGAGGGTTACAACCTTACTGTCGATGTAACGCCATCAATTGACGAGGTAGGTCTTCAGGTTGGCAGTTCTGTCGATAAGTTCCAACTCGTTTGCAGGGATTATGCTCTGATGATACGACAGAACGACGAAGGCGGCACAGACTCTCTTAATTGGACGAAATGGATAACTCTTCCGACAAAGCTTCACACATCTCATCAGCTGACGAAACGAGACCAGTGGTTCAGATTCGCAAACCTGACACAATACGGAGCTTCGTATCTTGTTTCCATTCGTGACAATTACTATAACAACTCGCCGACACCAGTGACATGGATTATTAATGTAGGTCACGAAACAGTCACCGTCACGCAGATTGGTAGAGCTGTTCTTCCTCCGACAAGCCTGACAAAGTTGCGAATCGTAAGATATACACTCACTGGCTACTATGGATTTCATCTTGAAGTCTATACACCATACCAGAGGTATATCAGCCAGAACACACCTGAGATAAACATCATGAATCTTGGCCGAGACAACATGTCAGACGGTATTGAATTGGTTCACGACCCCGACTACGACACAAAATGGCTGGAAGTTGATGAGACCATCGAAAGTGGGGAATTGCTTCTTGAAGAGGTAGGCATTTCTGATGCGACTACACTCTGGGGACAGCCTTTCGACGGTTCGTCATCAGTCAGCGGCAGCATGACGGGTGTCACAAGTATTGAGATGAACAGCGACGGTGCGCTTTCTGGCTTCGGAGGTTTTATAGACTTCCACTTCAACGGTTCGTCTTCTGACTACACGTCAAGAATCATCGAAAACGCAAGCGGAAGAATCGCCATTAACGATATTCTATACGTGAAGACAAACGGGACTGTTGGTATCGGCACAGACTCGCCTTCGACATCTTACAAGCTCGACGTGAATGGCGATGGGCGCGTATATAACCTTGTAATTGGTTCCGATAGCGATAATGTCAAGGGTAAAATATCCCCTGTAACCTTTTCAGGGACTGGTCAGGGTTTCAAACTTGTACCAGACTTGACAAATACTGATGTATGGTTTGCGTATCGCCGCTCTGTCACCTCCACTTCACAGCCTATGCTATATCTCTACGCGTCAATCGAAAACAGTGGCATTAATGCGCTACAGATAAACAAAGCAGATTCTACTACATATAATTTCCATGTCGGCCAAGGGTTTGCAAGCAAGGCAGGTGCTACCATTTTGTGGGGGTATCGTATTGACTTTAAGTCAAGGCTTAACGGCACTGGTTCTTCGCAAACTTACATGACTATCGCCAATGATGGCAATGTGGGCGTCGGAACAGATTCTCCATCCTATAAACTTCAAGTCAATGGTCAGTCCTATTTTACGGGGCATGTCGGCATCGGCACGTCTCCGCATAGCACTTATGTACTCCGAGCCGATGGTGAGGTCTATGTCAGCACGGGTCTTTACAGCCACGGCTACGTCACGGCATTGTCTGACATTCGCCACAAGGATGTTATGGGCGACGTGAAACTCACGGTCAGCGAGGTGGCAAACGCACCTGCCGTGAAATTCTTGTGGAAAGACCGCAGGCAGGAAGGGCTGCAAGTCGGAAGCATCGCGCAGTATTGGCAAAAGATTTTGCCAGAAGCCATCGTGGAGGCGGCTGACGGAGAGCTCACGATGGCATACGGCGTGGTAGCTCTGCTTGCCTCCATCGCCAACGCCCGCGAGATAGTAAACCTAAAACGCGAAATCGCCGAATTAAAAAGGAAGTTACAAAAGCATGGCATATTCGAATAACATCATCACCGACCCCGTCAGCATCAGCGATGTGCAGGCCGCCGTGAGCCACACCTCCGGCGACCTCGCCACGCTGATCACGGCTGGCACCATCAATATGTGGGCAAAGTATAAGCCTGTGATACGAACGGCGATTGACACCACCGGCCAGCTGAAATCAGACAAGACGTGGAAGAAAATCGGCAGTCCAGACTATTTGCAATCCACAGCATGGTTTAAGAGTGATAATCAGAACTACGGCATCGTACCGAAAGCCTATTATATCGACACCACGCAGCAGCGAACCATTAAGGCGTTGGAACAGCTTGCAGCCGACATCAAGAACCGTACCAACGAGCTGAACGGCTGGCAGTATCAGCGACCAGCAGGCGGCTCATCGCAACCATTCAGACTTGTGGATTTCAATCGCTACAAACAGAATGCGCCAAAGCCTGTCGTAAGATGTACGGGGCAGTCGAGCGTCACGGCCTCGGAAACCAGCACTTGGTTCTACGCTGTTGAAATCATGGGCTCTGCATATAGCGACGTGAGCGACGACATTGACGAAAGGGACTATATCCGACTCAACGACATCATGAGCGGTATCTATCCAGGTATAGCCATCTTCCGACTCGTAAACGGTGTCTATAAGGCTATGGCGTGGTGTACTGGAAATATATGGTACGGCACAGGTATCAAATCATCGGGCGAAGGCGTGACGTTAGGTGATTACAACGTGAGGGCCGATTTCGTAAATGGTGGTACTTACTATGTCATTCCAGTCATCTTTGGTGAATCACTCGAACAAGTGGATCTCAATGACAACCCTGCCTACGGCTATTCCAAGCAACCACGCTATACGACAGGCGGTCAGCCTTACGTCTGGTCAGTACCTAACACCAACTTCATCTCATTCACGGCATCGCAACGCTCCACATCTCAGGCTATCGGACTGCCTCGCGTCGATCCGACGGAAATCGGGCAAGTCGGAAACAGTGGATATTACAGAGGTTCTGTATTGCTCGACTCTACAGTTGCAGGATATAGTGGTAGTAACGACCGCACTATCGCTGTGAGATACGCCCTGGTTACAAGCGCATGGAGAGGCAGTTTGGTCAATATAAGTACCGGAGAGTTTGTACCTGGTTCACTCGGAGATTGGACTGGTGTCGTACCAAACAATACCGTTCTGACCTTGAAGGACTTCACGGGTCCGCACGCTCTTATTGGTCTGTCGCTTCAAGAGTCGTACCGATGGGCTATTTCTGTTGATGGCGAAATGACAGTTATCAATCTTCGTGTGCCTTACAATCCGAATATATAGTATTAACGCATAAAAACAAGAATTATGGGAACATTTGAAGTAACAAGTTCAACACTGAACAATCAGTATTCATTTAAGGATGAAAACCTCGTGGTGAATGGTGCTTACGTGAAGGACGCTCAAAACAACACCTTGCAGAGCATCAGCGGTGCCTGCTATCTCATCACGGAATCGGGAGAACCAGGTAATTACGTCGGCAACTTCAACGGCTATATGCGCGACGGGGAAATCAAGTACAGTGTGTCCGAAATGTCACGCAAGGACAGCAACCTCGTGTGGACGGCCATCGGCGAGATTGAGCCATACGTGCTCGGCGAGAACCAGGAAGAGAATGCGGGTGAGTAATCTGAAAACAAAGGAACTATGACAACGACCCTGAAGACAGAGAAGGTGCTGAGTGCTTATCAAGTGCTCAGCACAGCAAAGTATGGCAAGCTCGACGATGCCGACAAGATCAAGGTGTGGAAAATCGCCCGACAGATGAAACCAGTCGCCGAGAAGTTTGAAGACGATTCGAAAAGCGCAGCCGAAGCCATGAAGCCGGAAGGCTTTGACGAGCAGGTGCGCAAGGCTCAGGAATATGAGCGCGTCACCCGTGATCCGCAGGCCGACGCCTCACAGCTGGAGATGGGTGCTGCCGAATATGCAGCCTTCCAGCGCGAACTGCGCCACCTGAATGAGCTGACCTATAAAGCCACCCGTGAAATGGCAGACAAGGAGGTGACGCTCGACTTCGAGCCGATCAGCGAGGATGCCTTCACCAAGCTCATGAACTCCAACGACTGGACGATGGCGCAAGCCCTCGCCGTCGGGGAAATCATTGTAAGGGAATAGTGAAAAGTGAATAGTGAATAATTTGCTACCGCCACAATCCATCGCGGTAGCAAATTTTTCACTCTTCACTATTCACTCTTACCTTTTCACTCTTACCTTTTTTTAGTAAACCTCAGACCATATTTCGGGCGATTATTAGAATCAGAAAATCGACGAAATATGAAATTTCTCACATTTGACCAAATCAAAGCCCAGCTAAGGCTCGACGACCAGCAGGCCGAAGACGAGCACGACCTGCTGGTGCTCTACGGCGAGGCCGCAGAAGACGCGGTGCTGAATATATGCAATCGCACGATGGAAGACATCGTGGAGCAGTACGGCAATATTCCGAAGGTCTTGACCCAGGCTGGATTGATGATTACGGCCCAGTCGTATCAGCATCGGGAACCAGCCAGTCCGCAGAACCTCTCTGCCGTGCCTTATACCTTCGATTTGCTGCTGAAGCCCTACATGAAATTGACAACTTAACTGCGGGCGCAAAATCCCCCGCGTAAATCAGTAATAATATGCAGATAAAACAGATTTTCTTCAAGACCGACTTCACCATTACTGAGCGTTGTGAAGCCGGTTATGGTGTGCCATTCCGTTTCAAGTATTACACGGGCGCACCAAGCAGAGCGTTTGTTGCGAGTTTCGACGGGCAGGAGTACCATAACTGCCATCTGGACGAGAACGACAATCTTGTCATCGGTTTCGACGACCAGCACATGGGATTGGGCATCCTGATGGTGGAGCGCACGTACTACCTGAACGATGCGAACTACGCAAGCGGCGTGTGTGACGAATGGATTGCCCCGAAGCCTGTGGTTATCGAGGAAGAGGATGACCAACAGCAGGTGGTGAAGTTCAACCTTCAGCTGTCGTTACAAGGCGACGCGAGTATCAATGCGGTATCAACCATTGAGCCGTATTGGGCAAAGGGCGACCCCGGCAAGAGTGCCTACGAGATAGCCGTTGAACATGGCTATGAGGGCACTGAAGAGGAATGGCTTGCTTCGTTGCACGGAGCGACAGGCGCACAAGGTCCGCAAGGCGAACAGGGTCCACAGGGTGAGCCAGGCGTCAGCGGTGGCATGCTATTCCCCGTGATGAACTTCAACCCCGAAGACGGTGTGCTGACCATCAGCGGACTGGAGCAGGAGGTGAGCCGTGTGCGTTATGACTACGCGACCGCCGAGTTAGTAATCAGATTTTAAGAACAATTTAAAATAATAAGAATATGACACAAGAGCAAATTCAGGAGATTCGTTATCTCGTGGGAGAAGCGTGGAAGGGTGCATACAATCCTACCACCGTGTATGGCAACGCCAACGTCGTACAGGACACCGAAGGGCTGAGTGTGTACCGTTCGCTAAAACCCGGTAACTCAGGACACCCTCTGACCGATCAGCAGTGGTGGTTTAAGATTATCGACATGTCGAGCATCAAAGCACTCTACGACCAGATGGTGGAGGGTAACAACACTATGGCCGAGCATGAGCTGGAGCGCGTGGCCGCCGAGCAGAGCCGAGTATCTGCTGAACAGTCGAGGGTAAATGCGGAGAACGCCCGCGTCTTTAACGAGTACCAGCGCATTAACGATGAGACCACCCGTGTTCGCGCGGAGCAAGACCGCGTGACGCAGGAAAATCAGCGTATCAGCCAGGAGCAAGGGCGCGTTGGTGCAGAGCAGCAGCGTGTGGTAAAGGAGCAGCAGCGTGTCAGTCAGGAGGCAAGCCGTGTGGCTGCTGAGACGCAGCGACAGTTGAATGAGAACGACCGCCAGGCCGTCTTTACCAATGACCATGCAGTAGCCGTAGCTGACCATGAGCAGGCCGAACAGGACCACACCCGTGCTGAGAGTGACCACGAGACAGCCGTAAGTGACCACGGACAGATGACCGACCTCGTGAACCGTGCGGACGCTGACCACACACAGGCTGGCAATGACCATACACGGGCCGAGGCTGATCATTCAACAGCAACAAGTGACCACACTCAGTCTAATAGTGACCATACCCGTGCCGGTCAAGACCACACACAGGCAGGTAGTGACCATACTCGTGCAGAGAGTGACCACGAGACCGCTGCTGCTGACCATACACAGGCCGTTCAAGACCACGAGACACTGGCACCCACCGTGGCAGAGCATACCCATCAGATAGAAGGGTTGGGCACCAGTAAGCAGGACGTCATCACTAATCTTGCCACTATCGCTATGGGAAGCGGTGTTAGTCATGACGACACCTACTCAAACATTCGCACATCAACGATTGCCAACTTCATCTTGTTGACTAATGCAAAGGTGGATATATTGTTCACCACTCCGATTAACGCAGCAGATGCAACGCTCGACGTGTCAACGACGGGTGCCAAGCCCATACACATCCTCGGACAGAACCTGCCCGCTGGCGTGGTGAAGGCACAAACCTACGCCACACTGGTCTATGACGGCACGGCATGGAACATTGTCAATCTGTTCTGTCCTGACGCATCGTTCGACCCCGCAGCCCTGTTGGTGGATATGGGTCTGCCTTCAGGCACGAAGTGGGCCGCCCGTGATATTGATCTCACCAAGCCTGGCGGCTTCTGTGAGACTCCGTTCATCTACGAGAAGAGCTTCTTTAGTTGGGGCAACATCGACGGATATAACCCAAGCAGCGTGTCAGCATTCGCCTACGACTGGGGCGGCGTGAATCAGGCAGAGCCGTGGTACGACGGTCAGCCCTACGGCAGCACACCAGGTAACACCCTAACGGGTAACATCGCCGTAGGTGAAGATTTCGACGCTGCCCGTGCCAACCTCGGTGCGCCTTGGCGTATGCCAACAAGTGCGGAGTTCAATGAGCTGTTCGCCAACATCAAATACATCAATGCCGACGGTACTGAGGTGGATACCACAAAGACCGACAAGCGAGTCACCGTGAACGGCGTAATGGGTCTGTATATCGAAAGCACAATCAACGGCGCACGTCTGTTCTTCTCCTGCTCGGGCTTCGGCAATGGCCGCTCGTGGTTCAACAGGGGATCCTACGGCAACTACTGGTCCTCGACGTTCAACTCAGCCCGCGGCGCTCGGTTCCTGTACTTCTACAGTGGCGGGGTCAATCCGAAGTACGGCAGCACTCGGTACAACGGTTTCGCCTTGAGGCCTGTGCAGTAACTTAACTTTTTCGTTCACCCCGAAAGAGTTCAATCTATTCCAGCTTTGTCGCGCCACCAACGCGCCGACAGGCGCGGCGCGACAAGGCAGGAATAGATATATAATAATGGTTAGAAAAGATACGATAAAGATATGGCAAAATTAGCAGACATCCTGCAACAGGAACGCGAGCGCGACACAGCGGAGCAGTGGGGCATCATCCACCTCTACAAGACGGGCTCGTTCTATTCCGCCTATGAATGGAGCGCATGGCTTATAGCCGTCATCACCTTCAACGACGAAGTGCGCATGCAGACGAGAGACCGCAAGCCGCTTGCCGTGACACGCATCCCGATGGCCAATAGCGACGAAACCTTCTGCCGAGTCGGTTTTCCGCTAAAGAGCATCGAGAAGTATATCCCCACACGACTCAATTACGAAGCCGAAGATGACAAACACCTTGTCATCACCGTTGCATTGCCACAACCCAAGGACGGCAGCGAAGTAACCTATGAGCGACTGGCCGACGCGGTGGCGAAGTGGAAGGAAGCACAGCCGCTGAAGCAACCAAAGGACAAGAAGGACAGCGACCCGCAGGAAGACAC